CCATAACCCTTAGCCGAGCATCTACCAATTTCATGAAGTCGGAATCCTTCTGTTGAGACGGTGCCAGAGCACCACTGATATTCTCCCCAGGAGTAGATTTCTGAGAGACAGGGACTTTCTTCTTTCTTGATAAAGTCGATTGTTCCGCCACCAGTGTCGCCGAAGCTCCACTTGGCTCGTGAACTATCTCCTTCCTCAAAGGAGAAGGTTTCTGTTTCTCCTTCACTAGATTGGTAGGAGTGGATTGAGGGGACTCCTCCCCTTTGGGAAAACCCGCCTCAAGCAAAGTCTTTCCCGAAAATTTCTTCGGCTTGCGCCTGGATTTCTTCTTACTTCCAGCAGAACTGGCGACAGAGCTTGGGGAGGGAGAACGCCTGAATTCCCAATTCTTATGATTATCTTCTTCATAATCATAAAGATCATTGAGGTCATCTTCAACTGTCCAATGGGAATTTCCTGAAACATTAACAGCAGTACCAATCTTTACAAATCTTCCCACTTGTTCTGCCTCGTACTCATAATCGTATGTTCTAAATCTCATTCTTCTTGACTTTCCTTTAGGAAGCTCTGACACGATCTCATAAGATCTAGCATCAAAGCCTTCATAGTACTCATTAGAAGAAATACCGTTCTCCTTAAAGTGTAACCAAACACAAGAGACACCAAGATTAGCATCCACACCATTACTCGCCAAATGAACACCTACCATTTTCCCTTGGCAAATGATCGGAGTACCGCTGTAACCAGGTAAGGTTGAAGCGTAGTGAGTTAGGCCAAAGCCACCATCTCGCTCTCCGAAAACACTGCCAAATGTGGTAGTAAGCTTTCCATTTCTGTACCCAAGAACCATTATCTGCTTGCCTTTAACATACGGAGCGGAATGGAGTGTTTTCACTCTTAACACAGAAAACAAAGTCTGTGGAGGATAAAACATAATCACATCCTTCTCTTTAGAATAAAATGCAAGCTTATAGTCAGAAGTCACAAGGGGAACTGTAACATTGTTGGCCTCAATGGAAAAGTTATCGCCCTGACGCGTAAACTCTTTCCAAACATGACCAGCAGTGCCCAGAACAGACTTGCCATCAAAAGTAGTTCGAAAACCCATTCCAGCCACACTGCCATCGGAGCGTCTAAACGACAACACTCCTTGACCACATGTAAACGCATGGGGGGTTTCAACGAAAGTACTTGCAGGCAAAGCCATCTCATTGAGACTACTAACACTGGAATCAGGTACATCAACCACAAGGTATTGAACCTTGAGGTTTGCTTGTTTGGCCAATCGATCGATCTCCTTACGAGGATCGGCTGGAGGGTGAACCACCAGTTCTTTCGACCTGTAATACAGGACGAAATATTCGAAAAGCCAAGCAACAAAGCGGCATAACTTTCGAAATGCCACAATCACTAAATGAGCTACCAAAGCGATGAACACAAAGAACAACGTCAATGATAGCAAGTGAATTTGAAAGGGAACAACATGGTCTTTAACGACCCCATGGATAGAGCCGTAAAGATCACGTGTCTTACTAACAGATTCACAACAAAAGACAAAGCACTTACTCGCATAAAATACGAAATCAGTTAAATCAATCACGATCTTTTCCT